CCGAGAGGGCGCAGCAGGATGAATGGAAGAAGGCTGGGGAAACCATTTCGGAGAAGTTGTTCAGGAAGAAGCCGAAGACAGAAAAATCGGAAACGAAACCGCCCGAAGAAAAGCCACCGGAGAAAAAGACGGAGAAGAAGGACGAAACGCCCGCCCCAACGCCAAGAAGGAAACGAGCCAGTGAAGCCGAGATCACCGAGCGCGCCGCGGCTGCCGCTGCCGAAGCCGCAACCAACGCCGTTGCCAGACTTACCCCTGCCACGAAGCCGGACGAGAAACCATCGCCCAAACGACCGGAAGACGGGCTCACACAGAAGCAACGCGACCAGCTGATCGTTTACCAGGAGTTGGAGGTCCTAAAACCCGCCCAGTACAAGGGCATCACCGAGCAGTATCTGAAGTCCATTCCGGAGATCCAGGATTACGTCAAGACCTGGGCGAAGGAAAACCCAGGTCAAACATTCGATCCCGACGCCGAGGAACACAACGCGTTCTTCGAACGCATCGAGCCGGTCGTGGACGAGGATGATTGGAAGAAGGCCGAAATAACGATTGGAGCCAGGGAAATCGCTTCGCAGGCGGTCAAACCGCTCAACGAAAAGATCGCCGCGATGGAGCAGGAACGGGCCCGGACCACCCTGGAACCGGTCATCCAACAGAAAGTCCTGCAAAGCGTCGAGATGCTCCTGAACGAGTTCGATCCTGAGATAGCCGGTGAGATCAAAAAACCGGACGGAGTGAAGGGATTGCTTGAACGGGACCCGATCACCGCCGGGATACTCAATCACATGGCCGGCGCGGTCAGCTCGCTCACCGCCGAGCTGGTACGCCTGCACGATCCGAATGGCGGCGTGAACTACGATCCGGCGAACCCGGCGCACAAGGAGCTCTCTGATTTCATCCTCAGCCAGGAGGACCGGATCTCCAAGTTGCCGAGGGAGGACCAGATGCGCGATGGAAAACGGTTCATCGGGCGCATGGCGTTCGGCCGGCTGGCGCAGGACCAGAAACCAGCTTACTGGTTCCTCGACCAGGACGATATCGCCTACCTTCTCGCGCAGAAATACGCGATTCAGGCCAAAAAAATCCGCGATGCCGAGATCGAAAAGTTCAACGCGACGGCGGAACGGCTCGGATACAAGAAGATCGACGGGGCGAAAAAGGAGACCAAGCCTGCCGGGGACAAGTCGGCGCAACCGTCTAAGACAACGACTACTACGGCGTCGCCTGAGGCTATTTCAAAAACCAGTATCAAGACACCAACCGGCAAGGACGGTAAGCCCGCACCAGGCGAGGCCGAAGTTATTTTGGGTAGTCTGTTTCACCGCTTAAGGTCGTAGGGTAAGCATTTTGACGGGATAAACCCGTCTTTGCTCCCGAAAACCTTATGTCGATCGCCGCCAATATCTTTTCCACCAGTTCGCACGGCCGCTGTCTGCCGGCCATTGGGACGTCCCTCTCCTCCTGCGGAACGCTGACCAAGTGTTCCATCGTCACCGCAACCCCGGCCATCCTGGCCCAAATCTTCACGGACGGTGCCGGAAATTTTCGGGACATGAGTTCGCTGCTGACGACGCAGCTCGAGCTCAAAATGTGCGGCGCCCGCGTCAACGGTCTCTACGATTTGCTCATGGCAAACGCCAAGCCGATGGGCAAGCTAATCAGTAAACAAACCGTCCGCGGCGGCTTCGACGAAATCCAGCCATTCATTCTCGCCAGCCAGAAATCGATCATCAACGCCGAGTTTTGGGAAGTCATCGGGTCAACCGGCAGCACGACATCGGCGACCTTCTACGTCATCAACCGGAACGCCATCGAGCTGGATCCGCAATGGTTCGTGGTCGACAACTACATCTATATCGCCTCCCGAACGGCTGGAGGTTCCTCGGCACGGACGGCGTGGCAGATCACCCAGGCGGTGGCGTCCACGTTCGCTGGAACGAGTGTTCTTGCCGTCACCGCCACTGGCCGCAGCTCGGCTTCGTACAACTCGATCAACACGACCAATGTTCCGACCCGTGGCGTCCTCGTTCGCGGAACGAATAACATCAACGATTTTGAGCAATGGTGCCATAACCGGCCGGCGCTCAACCCGAACAAGCGCGTGCCGTTCTGGATTCAGACCAGCCGTTACACGCTCTGCTCGGACCAGCTCTATGAAGAGACTTTCGCGCGGCTCATCAAGAACAACGAATATTTCCGGATCTTCGGCGATGTGCCGATGGCGGAACGCAACCGGCAGTTGGGCGAAATCGCGCAGCGCGAGTGGCTCAACAGCTTTTTCTGGAACACGCGCCTCAACACCAACCAGACGCTTTCGAATTACCGCTCGCTTCCTGAAATATCCACCTATGCCAGTGGCGATCTCTATTTGCCTGGGTCCGAAGGACGATGCGTAGGGTTCCGCGCCAATGCCGTCGGCGTCTACGAACAGCTCCTCGAATGCGACCGCGTCTATGACCTCCAGGGCCAGGTGCTGAACCTCCTGGAATTCTTCGACCAGATCTATCAGCTCATCCGCAACCGCGACAACATGGGCTCGGCGATGGACACGCATTCGGTGGACATCCTCACAGACTCGACAACGGCCTACCTGTTCGAGCTGGCCATGATCGATTATTACAAGTCCCAGTACGGCAGCGGAACGATCAAAGTCAACGTGACGCCAGGAGAGATGGAGCAGCTCGGCATGAAGTGGAATTCGTACAGGCTCCTTTGGCCGCAGGGTGTGACAATCAATATGATTTCCCACTTTTATTTTGACGACCTGGCTGCGGCAGCCACGACCGCTGGAATGGAGGGCTCTGGCCGTTTTATGTTTATTTTGGACTGGGCTGGAGTTTACCCGGGTATCATCGGCTCAAATCGAAAGCAATTTACGAGTGGAGCCCTGAATGATCTCGCAAGAATTGACGAAGCATTCGCTTGCGTTATGGAACGGCCAACGTCCACAGTCACCTTGAACTCAACGACTTGGACCGCCGTAGTCGAATGCCCAGCGAACCACCTCGTGTTGGAAAACTTCGCAAGCATAAAGCCTGTAAGTACCGGCAGGACAGGACCTTTGCCTTACGATTTGTATTCGACGTACTGAGTCTTTGGGCCTGATTATTTGACGGTACACAGCCGGGTTAACAGCCCGGCTTTTTTGTGAATCAGCCATTGACAGCAGCGCTTTGGGTTATTAACATCCTTGCGATGTTATGCGAAAAAACCCACACGCAGTTGCCCTTGGCCGACTTGGTGGACTTGCCGGGGGCCGTTCAAAATCCACCAGGAAACAACGCGCCTCCCGCCGAAACGGAAAACTCGGAGGGCGCCCGAAAACGCGAATACAACCAGAAGTATTACGCCAAGAATCGGGAGAAGCTGAAGGCTGATACAAAGCGATATCGCGACGAACATCCTGGAACCAACAAGGAGGCGTGTCGCCGCCGATACTCCGCACTCACACAGGAACAGCGGCGCATTGAGCAGCAAGCCGCGCGCGCAAGGCGACTGGCTAAAGATCCAGACTGTGACAACCGCAGAGCGCGCGAGCACTACAAAAACGACGCAGAGCATCGGGCGAAAAGGTTGGCTGCCAACAAGGCTTGGCAACTCGCCAATCCCGATAAACACCGTCAGATTGCTAGGGACACAAAGAGGAACAGGGTGCAATCCGATCCGGTGTTCAGGCTTCGCTGCCTGATGGCCACTCGAATTCACCAAGCTCTAGCCGGTGAACTAAAGCGCGACACGACGATTGGCCTGCTCGGCTGCTCCCGCGAGGAATTCAAGGCTCATCTCGAATCCAAATTTCAGCCGGGAATGACATGGGAAAATCTCGGCATCGGAGCTGGCACCTGGCAGATCGATCACATCACGCCAATAGACACCCACGATCTCAGCACGCTCGAAGGTCAGCGAGCGGCATTTCATTGCTCGAACACACAGCCGCTTTGGTATGAGGATCATCAGAGAAAATCTGCCACAGAAGCAACAGGCTGGCGCAAACTCCCCTCTTGCCCTCCGCCTCCATAAGTAGGACAGTCCACACATGAGTCGATTCTTCTTAAAGGAAAAGTTAACACGCCCCTTATATCTCCCAAACGGCGCGAAGGCCCCGTTTGAAAGCGTTGGCGGCGATTATGGACTTCTTGCCACCGAAGACCAATACCTCATCACCGAGCTGGACAAGGCGGTGAAGATGCACGTCGGCGGAGTCGTTGCTTTGGGCGCGGAGGAGTACGGGACCTGGGTTGAGAAAAAAAAAGCCTCGGAGCAATCTTCGAGCTCATCGCAGCCCAAGGACCGGGAAGTGCTGGGGCCGATCCCATTCCAGCAACTGCAAGCCATTCGTGCTGCGGGCGCAGCCGCCGTCGTTAGCGGGATTGCTCCAGGGCAGCCGACCGTGGTTGCAGGGCCCGGGCACGCGCAGCAGCAGGCCAGCCAGCAGAAGGTTGAACCTCTGGCGACACCTAGCCAGTTTACGAAGCCGAAAGTCGGCCGAATCCCAAGGGCGCCCTCTTCGCTTTCACCGCCGCCACCTGCTCCAGCCGCTCCTGCTCCTTCTCCAATGCCATGATGATCACCTTCAGCGCGTTCAGGACGGCGATCAACACGCTGGTGTTTCCGGACGGCCAAGCGGAAACCAGGGTCCCGCTTTTCCGGAACTTCATCGTCAATGCGCTGATTCAGCTCCAGACCTTCGTCGAGTCGTATCAACTTGTTAACGTCAACTTCTACGACAAAGACCAGTCCTGGGACGACTGCGGCCTTTCCATCCTCCAGGGATGCCGCGGAAGGATCGGTGCGGTGTACGCCTTCAAGCCCTCCTGCCGGTGCCAGCGCCATTTCTACGATTCGGCGTCGTTGGAGAAACTCTCCTGCCTTTACGAGCACTGCCGCTGTCATCAGACCGGACAATGCTGCTGCGGGCAATCGATGTTTTCAGAGCCGTCGCTCTACGTGGCGAACCCGTACTATTGCGGGGATTACGTCTCCGGGAACACGGGCTGCCAGCCGCCTTATCTTGCGGCTACGCCTGAAGACGACTGCGGGTTCAAGCTGTCAGAGAAGTTTTTCGCCGTTGGACCGAACCAGAAGATCTGGTTGTTCCCGAGGTTCCCCTGCGGGTACGTGGTCGGGGTTCACTGGCGGGGAATCCGGAGATCCTACTTGGACAACGATTACGTGCCAGACGACGACGATCTGAAGGACGCCGTGGCCTGTTACGTTGAATCGGAAGTCGCCCGGCGCGTAGACAAAGACCAGGCCACCGCTGACAGGCTTTACGCCGATTACCGGATGAAAGCCGGCGACATCATCTTCCGCGAGGAGCAGGACCTGAAGCCGCGCGCGACCCGGGTTTGCGTTGAAGGCCTGGACCTGTCCGAGCTGGTGCAGATCTATCCGGACAACAATTACCCGACGCAGATTGGGGAGTCCTGCGCGACATCGAGCGCTACCGCTCCGGTGGAGCTGGATGCCCCGGTGATGACAATGGACATCAACTCGGAGTCCAGCAACAAAATCATCAACTGGGAGCCCGAAGGCACGGAACCGGAGACTTACGAGATCTGGAGGAGCGTCAACGGCGGGGCGTTCGCGATGGTGGGTTCGGTTGCTGGAAACCTCACGACTTTCACGGACACCACACCGATGGCGAGCATGGACATCTTTTGCTACAAAGTCCGCGGCGTCACGGGCGATGTTGAATCAGAGTTTTCGAACGAAGGCTGCGCGGTCAAGGATATGTTCTTCCTCGAGACCGGCGCTGTGAGTCATCCGACCTGGATGATGGCGTTCGGAGATTTCGGTGCGGATAACCCGCCGGCCGTCACATCGCTGGATCTGCGCGGTATGCTCCGTTTTCGCGGAAACGTATTCCTCGACGGAATGACGACGCTTGGCTCGTTCAATCTGAACAGCCTGATCAAAGTCGATCTCGAGTTCAGCTTGGCCCAGTCAGCCATGCCCTCAGCCAGCCTGCCCTCTCTGACCGCCATCCTGGCCGGCGATTTCAACCTTCAGTTGATACCCAACATGGTCACGCTCAGTGCGCCGGTGTTGACCTTTGTCGGTGGAAACATCGATTGCCCTGGTCCATTCCCCAACGGAGCGCTCGTCACCGTGAATCTCGCCAGTTTCATCATGGCTAACGGGCGAAGTTATTTCTTCGACAACAACGCCCTGAGCGCAGCATCGGTGAATCATATTCTTGCCCGTGGTGTGGCCAGCGGCGTGACATCGGCGACCATCGACACCTCCGGCGGAATAGCCGCAGGTCCGAGCGGCCAGGGTGTCGCGGACAAATCTGCGCTGATTATCGCCGGGAACAGCGTGACGACGAACTGATATGCCATCGCCCTTAAAGCCGGCGGAATTCTGCTCCTTAACCCCGAGCGCCACTTCATCCCTCTGCGACAGACTTTTGGCGGTATTCCTTCGCATGCCACGGATGCTCTGCGATTTCTTCACTTGGGCACTCAACGAGGACGGAACACTCTCGGACGCGTTCAAGGACGAAGCGCAGGTCATTCCGACCGGGACAGTGATCGCACGTTTGAGCACGGTGGTGCCGACGGGGTGGCTGTTCTGTAATGGCGCCGAGGTATCCAGGACAACCTACGCATCGCTGTTCGCGACCATCGGAACGACCTACGGGGCTGGGAACGGAACAACGACCTTTAACCTTCCGAATTTCCAGGACAGGTTTCTCTACGGGAAAGGAAGCACCAGTTCGATTGGCGACTCGGGCGGCGAGGCGGACCATACGCTGACAATCCCCGAGCTTCCTTCCGGCCAAATTCCGGTGTCAGCCAACAATTCCACGACCGGACGGTTCGCCAATCACATTGGGTCCGTGGCGCCGCAGGGTTTCACTCAGACCGACCCTGATCCGATGACGGCTCCGATCGCTGGGGGCTACCTGGATCTCCCGGGCTTGGACACACCGTTCAGCCTGCTCCCGCCGTATTCCCGGGTGGTGTTTTTGATCAAGACCTAAACCCGTGCGATGCCTTCTCAATACAAGCTGGTCCCAATCAAGCCGGTCTCCGGGATATTCGACGTCCGATCGCTTCCGGATGAAGTCGGCGCTGGAAGCTTCACTCTCGTCAAGAACGCCTCGGTCCGCGCGATAGGAAAACGGTGCCGCAGGGGAGGATGGGTTAAATTTCTAGAGGGAGTTAACGCATCGTACAACAACGAGGATCTTCATGACGCGTTGATTGGGGATCAGATTTACTACACCTCGTACTCCGCCTTTCTCAGCGGAGGAGGCGACTTCGATCATTTCACCTACGCGTATTACTACCCAAGCCAATCGATCGGCGGCACGAGTTTGAATACATCGGACAGCCTGAATCGTCTCGGAAATCCTTACCCGGTATTCCCGCATGAGTTCACGCCGAACGCCTGCTGGTTCTACTTCTACTACCCACCGCCGCCGTTCGCGTACTACCGACTCATGTGCAACGAGACAACGGAGGGGTATCAGGCGGAGGGGTATCCTTATGGGCCGTATGAGGCGATTTACGATCCTACATTCGGGTATCAGTACGATTATTGTGGGACTGTGCCTCTGGTTCGCGGCGGTTGCCGAGAAGCCATCACTTACCTGGCCGAGTTCAGGAGCCCGCGAAATTTCCGCAAGCTGTTGGCTGGAACCAAAAGCCGCTTGTATGCGCTGAACGAGCGCACGGGCAACTGGCGGATCCTGGCCGACGGGTTGGGGGGAACAGTGGATCCGGCGTTGGATTGCGTGGGCTGCTCCCAGCGCCGGTTTCTATCTGCGCAGCTGGATTCGATCATGGTGTTCACAAACGAATTCGATCCGCCGTTATACTGGTATTTCGACGATTCCGTTCAGCCCGGAGACGGCAGCAACTGCGATCTGTGGAGCGCGCGGCCGATCCCGGACTTGGAGGATCTCAACGTCACCAAGGTCGGCTGCGTCTGCGAGTTCAAGGGGTTCATGTTCCTGGCCGACGTGGAAATGGACGGAGCCTACTTCCCGCACCGCGTCATCTGGAGCGATTTCAAGAACGCGATCAGCTTCATCCCGACCACCGATTCCTTGGCCGGACTCCAGGACATCGGCTCCGGAGAGCGCATCCTCCGCATGGAAGTGCTCGGGGATTACATCTACATTTACTCAGACCAGGCGATTCACCGCGGCTCCCTGGTTTCCACCGGCGAGACGTTCAACTTCGAACAGATCTATCGCGGGCAGGATGCGCTAAAGTACAAGTTCAGCCTGGTCAACACCGGCACCGAGCATTTCTATCTCTCGGCCGACAAGCTGATGTTGATGACGCTGTCTGACGCAAACCCGATTGAAGTCCCCTGGATGCGCGCCACCAGCAAGCTGATCTTCGAAGGCATCGACCAGTTCGAAACGACATATGGAATTCTGAACAACGACCAGTGCGACCTGGTCACCGGTGGATACAACGCGATCCTGAAAGAGCTCTGGTTCTCCTGGCCGACGGACGAAAACCTTTGCCCGAACGTCTCCGTGGTGTTCAACCTGACCAGGGGGCAGGAAGCCGCGGATTTGGTGGATCACGGTTTCACCGCGTTCTGCGTTTATGAATCCGACCGGCTCCCCACCGTCGCCGATTGGCTAGTCGAACTCGGCGTCTGCGACCGCAGCGAAATGCCGCCGACGATCAAGGAAGGCGACCCGGCGCCTGACGACGTGGAACCGACGTCCAACCCGACGAGCATCTGGAACGAGACGGAGAACCCCAATCTGCCGGCAAGTCCAAACTCACTCTGCGCGGTCCTGGCCAATAAATTCCCGGAGGATTTCTGCAAAGGCTGCGTTGGGATTAAACGCTTCGTCATGGCCAGCGCCGTGGATCGGACGCTGAAGGAGTACGCCGACGGGCTTTATTATCGGGAGATGATTGAGAATTCTCTCTATGTCCTGAACCCTTACGATTCGATCCTCCAGAGCGGCGCCGAGAACGTCGGGCTCGATCAGGAAAAAGTTTGCAAGGGACTGAAGGTTGAGTTCAAGGCCGAGCCGCAGACCACGCCCAGCACGTTGCTTGGATGGCTGGGATATGGGGCCGAGGCGTCCTGCTTGCGCTTCAAGAACCTTCGGATCGTCAACCCGGACATGACGACGGATAACGGGGTTTTTCTCAGGTGCCTCACGGATTTTACGGAAGCCCAGCACGACGCGAACAACACGCGGGCCTCCGTGCCCGGTTACTTCAATGCCGCCGTACGCGGAAGGTTCCTGGCTTACCGACTGGTGGTTCGCGGGACCGGCGGCGGGGCTTGTTTCAGCATGGTCGGTTTGGATATTGCTAGGGCCGAACAATAAAAACAAAGCTCATCGCAACTTAGCGCAACACATCGAGTCAGAGCCCACCACAGTACCATCGAATCATGTCCAATCAAAACCCATCCCACCCCATCGTAACCCAGCCTAGCACATTAAGCGGTCAGGATTTTGAAACCCACAACCGCAAATCTTCCGTAGGTCGGTCTGAAATCACCGAACCCAATTAACCTTCCAGCCATCGCTACCGTTTCCATCAAATCATCTGCATCAATGTACTCCGGTAGATTGATCTGAATGTGAAACGTCACTGTCCACCCTGCTCGCATGGCTGG